GTGCCGCCGGATCGCGTGGACGGGTGCGGAGTTGCGCAATCTTCCCGTCCAGGATCTCGATCCCGGCCTTCAGGTTCGCTATCTTGAGCGCCTGCCCGGCCTCGCTCACCATGCTGCCCCCGGCGTGCACTATCGGACCCAGGAGCGCGGCCGCGCCTACCCCTTCATCGAGGGGGCGCCCCGTTACGGCATTGGTGGCCGCTTGCGATCCCGCGCCGCCCGCCGCCTCGCCCCCGATCCGCCCCGGGTTAAAGTGCTTCATCAGGAAACTTACGGTAGGCCCTGCGTCCTCGCTCGCGTGGGTCAGCCAGGCCTTACCTAGTTGGGTCAGGGCAAAGCCTTTCTCTCCAGCCTCTCCCACCAACCCCGCCGCGCGCAGGATACTGTAATCCTGCACGAAGGCCCGTTCCAGTTGGGTCGGGTCGTTCGGGTCCGGATGCTGGAGCGCGTGGTACACCGAGGGCGAGAGCTGCGCGCCCATATCGATCACGCGGGCGTACGGCTTCACCGCATCGACCACCGCTCCAGACGCCGAAGGCTGCTTGCGGGTAGGGAGCTCCAGGAGCGCGCCCGGGTCGCTGGGGTCGCTGGGATCAATCGGGACGCGCGCAAGACGAGAACGGAACTCCGCGGCGTCCCGCTCCTGCGCCAGTTTCTCGTTGCCGCGAATCTCGGCATCGGTGGGGAAGCGCTGCTCTCCGGGCCGCGGGCCGAGCTGCATGACGCGCTGGTTTGCGGGCAGGGGTCGGTGTTCGTCCCACACCGTGACCACCGTGCCGCGATCCCCGGGACCACCCGACACCGACACCTTGCGCGGGTACGTGCGCGAGCGCGCCAGTTCCGCGGCCTGGGGCGTCATTACGGGCGGGTTGGCCTTCACAAAGGCTTTCTCGGCCGGCGTGGGCATATGGAACGGGATGCCGGCCTCGTCGCCCATCGTCAGCCGTGGGGAGCGGTTCGTGAGGTAGGCCCCGCGCTGTACGTACGGCTTGCCCGTGGCCTTGCCGGGCGCCAGCATCCGGGACAGTTCGCCGCGGACCTTGGCGACCACCGAAGCGGCCGGGCGCTCCACGCGCTCCGTGAACGCGAGCGCCTGCGCTTTCGGGTCCTGGATGCCGTTGACCCCGGCAGCCCGCGCTCGCTCCGCCATCACCCGCGCGGATAGCACCGGATCTCGGGCGATCTCCAGCGCGCGGGCCTTCCCGTACTGCCGCTCCAGATCCGAGCCGACCCCGCCGCCGAAGTAGAATTGGAACATCCCGTGCGACTTGCCGCCGTCGCCCACCGCCTGCGGGTTGGCGCCGCTCTCCCGGAGTGCGTTGTGGCTCCAGGCAAACGCGCCGATGCCCTTCTTTTGGAACTCGGCGTTGACCTGACTGAACCGCTCATCGCCCAGGCGCGCGCGGGCCTCCATCACTGGGTCCGGGCCGTACGTCTGCCCGTGCTTCGCCGCTTCGGTCGCCGGCCGCCGGGGCGGGATCTTCACTCCGGGCGCCGCCGGAGGCGTGTAGTCGCCGCCGCTCTGCTGCAGGCGCTCCAGATCCAGCCGGGCGAGGTCTTCCGGCGAGGGTCCCGCAGCAGGCGCCGCCGCGGGCCTCGCCCCGTCGCCCACCAGTTCCGTGAGGCGCTGCGTTTGCGGGGGATTGGCCCGGGGCGCGGGGGGAGGCGTGTAAGCGCCTCCCGTGCTCTTCAGTCGCCGCAGGTCGAGCTGGGCGAGTTCTTCCGGAGTAAGGGTAGCTCCTGCCACGTAGACCTCCTATTGCGGGCCGAAGCGCGCGGCCGTCAGCTTTCGCACTTGATCCTCTGCGGTGCCGGCTGCCCGCAGGCTGTTGGCGTACCGCTGGCGGTCGGTCAACTGCGCTCCACCGCCGGTCTTGCCGCCACCGCTCTCCGCCTGGCGCAGTTGCTTCTGCAGGGCCTCGATGTCCCCGTTAATCTCGTTGATGCGCGCCCCGTACTTGGTCTTGGTGTCCTCGTCCTCGCTGGTGAGGATGCCGATGTCTAGCTTGTCGATCATCGCCCGCGCCCGGGTGATCTGGTCGCGGTAGTCCGCCGCCGTCGCCTTCATGGCTGGACTGAGCCGATAGGATTGCCCCATGCGGGTGATGTTGTTCCGGTCGGCGCCCTGCGCTTCCGTGGCGCGGTTGTGCCGCCCGGTTTCCGTCTCGGTCGCCTGGTTGCGCCGCTGCGTTTCCCCGAAGATCAGCTTCGAGAGCCCGTAGCGGTCCCGGCCAAGGTTCAGGTTCCCCAGCCCCAGTTCCCGCCGCAGCCCCAGGCTATCGGCCCCCTGTTTCGTCCGCGCGTCGCCCTGCTCCATCGCGGCCATGCCCGGCGTGCGGACCTGCCCCAGTTGCTGGTTGAACTGGTCCGCGGTCACCGGCGCCACGTCCGCCACCCGCCGGCCGGCTGCCCGGAGGTAGTCCTGTCGCGCCTGGGTGGCCGTAGCGGTCGCCTGGGCATAGTCTCCCGTCGCGTTGAAGGTGCGGTCGAAGGCATCGGTATACTGCTTGCCGGCGCCCGCCTCTACCGCGTTATCGCTTCGGCTCTGGCGATCAGCCTCCCCCCGGGCCACGATGGCGGCTTGCTTCTGCGCGTCGCGCTCCAGTGATTGTTTGTGGTTCACCTCGTCCACGGTGGGGTTATCCTGCCGCGCCGCATCCACCAGGCTCGGCAGCGAAAACCCCACGCTCAGCCCCGCCCCGTTGGCGCGCATCGAGCTACGCGCGTTCGGGTCCACCCCGCGCGCGGCGGCATCCAATACGGGCGCGAACTGCCCCGGCCGGGTGCTCCGTCCCGCCTCCAGGTTGTAGAGGCCCACCCGCGCGTTCCGCTGCGCTACCTCGTCGGCTCGCTTCTGCGCCAGGTCCTCCGCCGTCGGTCCCTTGATCAGCTCGGACAGGGAGACGGTCTGCGGTCTCCACGGTCCCATGCCGTCCGGCCCCGCCGGAATAGCCGGCTGGCTCTGCGGCCCGAGGGTGGTCTGCCCGGACGCAATCCCGAGTTGCGCTTCAGTGATCCCCTTCGCATCGTTCGGGTACTGCGAGAGGAGCGGACTGAGTAGCCCGATTTGCGTGTTCTGCTGCTGGCGCAGCTCCGCGCGCCCCTCCTGCGCCCGCTGATAGGCCCGGTCGTCTTCCAGCTTCTTGCGCTCGTATCCCAACTGCTCGCCCGCGTTCCGGGTGTGGAGGTAGCTGGAGCCGCCCTGCACCAGCGCCCCGAGCAGTCCGCCGAGAATTCCGCCTGATCGTGCCATGTGCTGCTCCCTTACTTCGCGCGTGGCCGGCCGAGATACGCCCCGCCGATCCCGGCGAGCCCGCTTACCAGTCCGTTGAGGTCAAACTGGTTCGCCTGGTCCATCTGCTGTTGCTGCATCCGGAAATTGGTGATGCTGTCCGCCACGCTCGACGCCTGCTGCGAGGAGCGCCCCTGCAGCCCCATCAGCAGATCCCGAAGGAGTGCCTGGCTCTGCTGTTGCCGCTGCTGTTCCGCGTCGTACAGGCTGCCGATCGCGCCGGCTCGCGCGGCCCCGAACTGGCTGCCGATCGCGCCGGAAACCGCTCCGCCATAGCTGCTGTCATCGATCCCGCGCCCGGCCTGGTCCGCCACTGCGGCGCCCTGCGCCTGGCGCTCCATCGAGTTGTAGGCGTCCATCCGCGGCGCCAGGAACGCGGCGCGCCCCTCCGGCGAAAAGTGGTCCGTGTTCGCCTGGTTGATGAGCTGATTGATGGAGTCCCACATCGGGCCTTGCGCGGCGTACGCGTTCGACAACCCGAGCTGCATCATCCGCTTGCGCGTGCCCGCCGCGCCAGACCCCTTCCCGCTGTACAGCACCGGCGGCGCCGGATCTCCGGTCTGCGCGGTAGCGGAACTGGCCGGTGCCGCCGTCGCCGCCGTGGGCGCCGTGGTCAGCGGCGAACTGTGCAGCATCCCGCCGCCCGGCACCCCCGCGCCGCCCGGCTTCGGCACCGCGCCGGCCCCCAACCCACCTCCGGGGAGCATCCCTGTCAGTCGCCCCCGCGCGCCATACGGTTTATTCAACATCCACGTAACCTCCGCAGCGAACTTGCGTTATATACAACCTATCGGTAGTTAGTTCGGAGACCAAACTATGAGCCGTGTTCCTGCTGTGCTTGGAATTAGTGCCGCGCTCATCGGCAGCGCTTACGCCGATCCCGGCGGCAAACACCATCCACTGGAAAGCCCGGTGAACCTCACCGAGCCGTGGGACAACGCCGGACAGCCCGTTTCGGAGCGCCCGCGCCGCTGGGTGGACGGTGCTAACCGGCTTCGCGTGGACCCCGGCCCCGCCGCGGACCGCCTCACGTTGTACGTCGCGGGTCCGGACGGCCGCGGCTACTTCGCGCACCCGGTCCACTCCGGAGTGCCGGGCCTCGGGAAAGGCGTCTACTGGATCGGCGCCGCTTACGGCAGCGCCCACCGCGAGCCCGGCCGGCCGCCGCACTTCGACCACGGGCCGGTGCGCCTCGTGTTCCGCGCCCGGACCGGCGGCACGCGCTGGCTGCGCCTGCTCCCGCTCCCGCCGCCCTAGTCGAAGACCACGAGGATACGGGCCCGTCCCGCCGTAGCCGCCAAAGAGCCGGTGCGCAGCACTCCCACCGCCAGCAGCGTTCCCGCCGCGAAGGTGACCGCCCCGGAGGTGGTGCGGGCTGCAAACTGGTCGCCCGCCGCGCCCGTGATCGTGCAGGTCACTCCTGAAGCCGTAAACGTGGTCGCAATGTCCGGGCTGGTGTACACCTCGAAGGCCAGGCTCACGCCCGCCCCGCCGATGTCCGCGTTGGTATTGCCGGCCAGGCCTACAATCGTCCCGGAGTAGGGCATGTATTCGTAGTTCACCCCGTCCAGATGCCCGAGCAGCTGCGGTGATCCGGATGAGACCGCGCTGACGTTCGCGATATAGCCCCCGTCGATCAGCTGCACCACGGCCGGCGCGGCCCAGGCCTGGTCTCCCCGCAGGAACTTGGTGCTGTTCGCGGTCCCCGTCCCTAACTGCGCGGTCGGAACATGGCTGCTGGCATCCAACTCCGCGTAGCCGCTCACCTGCCCCTTGTTCCCCACCTGTTCGTACTGGGGATGCGGGTCGGAAGCCGCAAGGTGCGCGGTGATCGGGTTCGTGGGCGTGCCGTGCGTGTGGTCGGAGCGGGCCACGGACGAAGCGGACCCGGTGGACGCCGCCTGTCCGAACGCCTGCTCAGTCACGGTCACAATTCCGTAACTCAACCCCACCGTGATCGAAATGACGGTGCCGGTGTCCGTGATCGTGTAGACGATCCCGTTTCCTTCGATGAAGTTGAACGTGGGCCGCGCACTCCCCACGGTCACGGAGTTCTTCTGCGCCAGCAGCCGGGCGTTCGCGGTCAAGGTCCCGGTGTGGTCCGCCGTGCTCCCCGCCGTGCTCCCCGCCGTGCTCGCCTGCGTGCCGTGCTGCGCGGCGGAGAGGGTCCCGGAAAGCTCCGTAAACGCCACCTGCCCCCAGGCAATATCTGTACCGTCGCTCTTCACCACCCGGCCGGACGCCCCCAGCGCCAGGCGCGTGAACTTGGGCGTAGCGCCCTGTCCGGTGATCAGATCCCCGCGGGTCACGGTGCCCGCTGCCGCGTCCGTGTGGGTAGTGGAGAGGAGCGCGTGCGAGACGGCCGCCGCCGCCTGGAAGGCAAAGCTGGTGGCTCCGGTCGCGGTGAGGACGTGGCCCGTCGTAAGGCCCGTCTCCGTGTGGTCCGCCCCGGTGAGCTGGTGCCCGCGGCCCGTCAGGTCGTTATAGGCTACGGTGTGACTGTCGGCGCCGGTGTGCGCGTGCCCGTCTACCGGATCAAAGGCAATTCCGGATTCAGCGCCCAGCCCCGGCGGCTGCAGCGGTCGTACCGGCGTGGTGCTGTGCGGCTGCACGGGTACGGCGCCCTGTGTGCGCTGCGCCTGCGGGCCTTTCCCGGGAGTGCCGCCAAATCTCATCGCGTGTAAACTCCCAGCCGCGCAGAGCGGCACTTCAGCGCCACCGATTGCGAGCCGGAGAGCTTCAGTCCCCCGAAGCGCCCGCGGATCGCGGCCCCACAGCGCGCCAGCTTCGAGACGTAGCCCGAGGAAGCGGACCCCAGCGCCAGAGAGAAAGTGGTGCCGCTCGCCGCGCCGTCCAGGATCGGGGTAGCGGTCACGGTCTGGCTCGCCGCCGCGTCGAAGTCCGCGCCCACGAACACCCACTCGAAGGTACTGCCCGGTCCCGCGTCTTGCGCCTTCCCCTGCCAGTACCAGGCAATCGCGGAGCCGTCATCGGTCAGCAGCGCCGCGTCCGCCGTGCTCCGGTGCAGGTAGTGCACCTTACCCGTGGCCGGGTCTCCGCCGACGAGCTGGCCGGCGTCTCCACCACCGCGCTTCAGCGTGCAGAAGCAAGAGAAGCCCCAGTTCGTGTACTGGGTCCAGCCCCGCCGCATGCTGTCAAAGCCCGGCTGCAGGGCGCCGCGGGCCGTCAGGTCGAACACCAGCGCCTCGCTGTTCGCGGTCCCTCCGGACGGCGTGTAGGACACGTGCAGCCGCGCGCGTTCGTCCAGGCCGAACGCCACATTCGGGCGATAGGCGAGGGGAATACGCCGGAGCACGCTATCCACCGGCTCGGAGACTACCCACGTTTCGAAGAGGCCCGGCTGGCTCCGGTTCGGCGCCAGCACGCGGACGCCATCGGCCGCGAGGAAGAGGATGAGCCGGTCGTACACCGCCACCGCTTCCCGGGCATCAAGCCCCACGTCGGCGCGCTTGTAGAACGTGTAATCCGCCCACCCCGAGCCTTCCAGGGTGTAGATCGCCCGGTCGCAGAAGACGAGGAGCTGCCCGTCGAACTCCACCAGGCGCCGGATATGGTCCCGGCTGGAGATGTCCAGCCAGCCCGGCGCGTTCGGGTCGGTCGGCTCGCGATCACCCCCGAACTCCTCCGGGTAGCCCAGCCGGCTGAGGTAGAGCCGCCACGGATACCAGGTGTCGGCGCTGCCGTTCGCGTCCGTATCGATGTAGGCATGCCCGGCCACCAGGCGGCTATTCGCCACCGCGTAGGTTTTGGCGATGGGTGGGGCAATCTTCGCCGACACCAGCTCCGGAGCGTTGTCGATGGCGATCTGATCTTCCCCGAGGGTGTCCACGAACGTGAGCGTGCCGGCACCGGTATTCGTGAGCGTCTGCACCAGGCGCGGCCGGGCAAACTCCCCGTCCTTCCTACTGCGGTACACGAGTACGCGAGTAATGTTCGTAGTGTCCGCGTCGCCCGCCACGTTGACCGTCACGCCAAGCGCGGCATCATCCGCCGGCATGTCGATCTCCGCGGCCACGGAAGGGTTACTCTCCCGTACGATCACGTCTTGCCCGTGGCTGCTCTCGGTCTCCGCGTAGGTCGCGTAATAGCTGTAGTGGTCCGGGACCAACGGGCCTTCCAGGCGCGCCTCGTCAAAGTAGAGCGCCAGGCTGTAGCTGTTGCCGCTGCCCTTCTCCACGAACTTGATCCCGAGGCCCGTGGAGGCCGTGCGGCTGGCCGGCGGGATGCGGTCCAGCGGTACGCGGATGCGGACCCAGGTCTCCTTTTCGCGCGCCGTGAAGGTGGGGAAGAGCGAGAAATCGAGCGTGCCGCTGTTGTCCTTCACGCCCACCTGGTAGACCATGCCCACCTTCTCGGAGTAGACCCAGAGCGAGAGGAACAGCCCTTTGCTCAGGTCCACCGTCGCCCCGCTGCTCCAGACCCGCGAGACGGAGCTGCCCACCGCCCCGCTGCCGGAGGCCGTGAGCTTCATGCAGTTGGTGCCTTCCCGCATCAGCGTGGCGTTGTTGGTGGCTGCCAGAGCACTGCCGGAGACCGTCCAGGCGCCCCCCGCGGTGTTACTGTCGAAGGTTTCCAGCAGCGTGCTGGAGAGCGCCACGGTAGGCGTAGCCGGAGCGGAGAGCAGCGTCACCGCCGCCCAACTCGGAGCCGGCTTACGGCGCTGCACGGCATCCACGCCGTTGCCCGCGTACACCCGCTCCTTCCAGCCGAGGAAGTCCATCGGCGCGCCGCCGGTCAGACCGGTCACCACGCTGGAGAAGGAGCCGGCGCCGTCATCTTCGTAGATGGCGGTATTCGCCTGCATCAGGAAGATGCCGTTGGCGCCGCTGCGGCCGTAGTAGCGATACAGCCCCCGCACCTTGTTCGCGGTCGGCGCCGTGCCGTTGTAGGCCACCCGTCCCAGCCGCTTCGTGAGAGTCTCATCCTCGAAATCGACGTTCTGGGCGTCGCTGGCCTGGTCGTCGCCGATCTCGGTGGGGTCCTGGTCTCGCACCAGCCCACCCCCGAACCTCCGGAAGAGGATCTCCTGCGCGCCGTAAAGTCCCATCGCGCCTCCTTACGGCGTAAAGCTGAACGCGTCAAACCGGGGCGCCGCGCCCGGCCCCGCGCCGAAGTCCGTACCGAGGCCCACCCGGGTGGCGGACTGGTTGAACGCGCTCGTGGTGTCGATGTCCAGCACGTCGTTCACGTAGATCTTGATCGAGGAGCCCGCCAGGACCACCTTCACCACGTCGTTCGCGCTGAGGTTCGGAATCGTCCCGGTGGCCAGGGTCGAGGCGGCGGCGCCCTCGCGCTTGCGCAGCGCCAGCGCCTCGATGCCGTTGCCCTGCACGTAGAGCGTGTTATCAATGTCCGTGAACCGGAACGCACCCCACGGGGAGCCGCCGCTGCCGCCTCCGGTCACGGGGATCGTGAACTGCAGCGTGCCGTCCGCTGCCGCCGGCACCGTCGCGAAGTTCACCCCGCTGGCGTCCACCACGCAGTACGCCTGGTTGGAGCTGATCCCCCAGGTGCCGGCGTGCGCCGTCCACATCTGCCCGGTGTCCGTCGTCCCCAGCGTCACGGCGCTGTTCGCCCGGTTGAAGCTGTCGGTGATCGTCGCTCCAGCAGCGGCGACCGTCACCGGTCCCGCCGGCCGGCGCGCGCGAAACAAAGGCATGGGCATGGGTTATCTCCAGCGAGTGGGAATGCCGGGAGTGCGGAACCAGCCCCGGTTAGCGGCTGTCACGATCACCTGCACCGGCGTGAACGCCAGCCCGCGCCCCTTCGGAGCGGACAGGATGCGCGGGTGGTCCGCCGCCGTCGCGCCGGTCACCGTCAGCTCGAAGCGCCCCCGCTCATCCGTCTCCGGCGAGTTCCGGCCGATCAGGCGATGGTAGGCTACCAGTGCGTCGGGGCGTACCAGTTCCGGCGAGACCCCTAGCCCCAGTACCGCTGCGTCCGCATCCGAGAGCGCCGCCGTCCAGCACCCGAATTCCGCGAGCTGCCCGGTGGTGTAGGCTGCCGGGGTCAACCGGCCGAGGCGACCCACGGAGAGGCGATCCGGGGCCGGGGTGCAAATGGCCGTGTCCGTGCCCTTCGACCCGCCGCTCAAGTAGACGGCCCCGGAGTCGGTGGCGGAGGCCACCGCCAGCGCGTGCCCCCAGGTCGAGGCGGAAAAGCTGGCGGTGCTGGAAGCGCGGTTGTTGGGAGCGCTGTCCTTCCGCTCAAACACCACCGGGTCGCTCGCGAGGTCCCCGCGCGCGGAAAGCGCGAACCAACTACTATCCGTATCCTTGTCTACCAGGGCGCACAGGCAGTAGTTGGTCGTAATGTTCGGGACTTTGAACCATAGCCCGAAAGAAAGCGGGACTGCCGTTGCCGGCGCACCATTGCGCTCCAGATACTGCGAAGACGCCCCCACGAAATCCCGCGCCATCCCGCCACCCTTCCTAGGCTTGCCGTAGCGAGGCGCGCCAAGCTTCCAACTCCGCCGTCGTCGCTGCCCGTCGCTGCTGCCGGCCGTCGCCGTCGTCACACTCCAGATAGGGGGTGCCCTGGTCAGGGTCCCAGCCCACCGTGGCCACCGCAATCCGCCCGTCTTCCAACCGCTCTTCGTACCGTTCGCCTAGTCGCATAGATCCTGCCTCCTGGGGTAATTATGGCGACCCGGGAGGCAAGCAGCTAGATTTCCGTCAGCACGATCAGCTCCAGTTCCAGATCGCCGCTCATGTCATCCGTGCCCGTGCTGCCGTCTGCATCCCGGGTGAACTTGATTCGGAATGGCTCGCCCGCCAGTACGCCGTCGATCTCGCTATTGGCGAAGTCCAGCGTGCCGCTGAACGTGATGCCGCTCGTAGCATCTGCCGTCAGTGCCACCTGCTTTTCCGAGGCGAAGGAATCCGCGTCGGCGTCCGTGTTACCGCGCTCCCAGCAGATCCCTACCCGGGCCGTCCCGGACGTGGCGGCCGAGGCTTTCGCGTAGACTTTGCACCGCACCCCTCCCCCGGCGTAGTTGGCTGGCATCCAGCCCTGGAAGTAGGTGGTCTCGTCTGCCGCGGCGTCAAAGTCCAGCACCTCGCGCCCGTTCCGATAGTCTTTGGTCGGGTAACCGGTCGCGGGCGGCTGGCCGTCCCAGGCCAGGAACGGCCAGAGCAAATCTCCGCTAGCCATTGAGTGCCGCCAGTTCCCGGCGCTTCCGCCGCACCGCCCGCAAAGCGATCTTCAGCACCGGAGCGCCCACCGTCCGCACGTTGGCCGGCAGGGCCGCTTTCAACGCCGTCCGGTTCGTCGTATACCAGTCGTCCAGCGTGCCCGCGTTCTCGGCCGTGTCCACTTCCGCCAGCCGGGTATCGAGGTACGCATCCAGCGCCGCAATTCCCGCCGCCAGTTCCTCTTTGCTGCCCGGCAGCGGCAGTTGCAGCCGGGACGCCTCCCGCATCACTTCCGCCCACACGTCCGCCAGCGCGTCGTCCGGCAGCGGCGGGTCCGCGTCACCCGGCGCCACCGCCGGCTGGAACGGCCACCAGGTGCGAAACCACTGAGAAAGCGTCATCGCGTTAATCCCGGCTCACGCCAATGCGGAGCGTGAACACCTCGCCGGAGATCGGCGTATAGGTCCCGCGCTCCACCAGCACGCAATAGAGGTCTTTGCTCCCGGCCAGGCACTTGAACGGAATCGGGTTGTGGGAGGTCACCCGGTACGTGCAGTTGTTGGCGGTCACCAGCGGGGTATTGTCCAGATCGATGTAGCCCAGCAGGCGCTTCATCTCGGCGTCGCTCGGCGCCCAGGGCGCGTTATCCGCGATCCCGGCCGGAGCCGTGTCGAAGAGGTACAGCTCCAGGTTCGGCTTCACGGTTTCCACCGCGGAATCGATCACGGTCACCGAGACGATCATTCCGGAGCCGCCGTTGACCCGCGCCGCGCCGGTGATGGTCATGATCCCGGAGCCGCCCGTGTCCCCGATCACGTCCCCCGCCGCATACTGCGTGGCGTTCGCCGGCCGAGTAATGGTCACGTCCAACACGTCCGTAATCCCGCCCGCGATCACGTGCAGCCGGCCATACTCATCGTACAGAGCGTCCGTCCGGTCCAGGCTGGAAACCGCCGCCGGCAGCGCCGTGGATAGGCCCGTCGTCGCCTTGCCGCCCACCTTCACCGGGTTGCCGCTGTCTACCGCGTCGTGGGCCACCGTGCCCGCCACGGCCATCGTGGCGGTGGTCACCCGGAGCTGCCCCTGCAGGTCAAACGAGGCGTCTACCCGGTCGCCTTCCGTGACGGCGGACGGAGCCGAGGCATTCGCTTTACCGCCGATCTTCACCGGCGCGCCGGTGTCGGCGGCGTCGTGCGCCACGTCTCCGCCCACGCTCTCGGTAAAGCTGTTGTCCGTGTTCCGCAGCACCCGCCGCGGCCCGCGCTCGTGCGTGTTCTCAATCGCCATTTCAGCCGCTCCCTTAATCCCAGCCGTCACTCAGATGGATCACCCGCCGGCTGTTGCTGCGAGTGCTGTCCTCTACCGCGTCCGCGTAGTCCGTCAGCGCCTGCTCCCAGCGACCATCCCAGAGCGCCAACGGCGCGTCTCGCCGCCCCCGGGATAGCTCCGTCTCCGCCAGGGCCAGACAGATCCCGGGAATGAGGAACCGCTCCTCGTGCGCCTGGAGCGGCAGGGTGTCCGCCGCGTCGGTGACCGGCGCCGGAGAGGTCCGGCAAGCCACCTTGAGGCCCCCGGTCCGGGCGGTAACGGCGCGCGGATAGAGCACGAGAGAGAGCATCGCATCTGCGGCGCTGCCCCGCTGCAGGTAGTAGTAGGCCGGGACCCCGGCCGCCACGTTCTCCAGCGCCCCGTAGCAGCTCCGCAGCTCCTCTTCCTGGGCGTACTCCGGCTCCGTGGCGAACAGCCCGCTGCCGTCCGCGTCCACCCGCACGGTCCCGTCCAGCACGCGCAGCACGCGCCCGGAGAGCGCCACCGTGGCAGTTGTGGGCAGGTCGAGCGTAAACTCCTCGCGGAACCCACCGCCCACCTGGGCGAGTTCCTGCAGCAGCTCGTTCACCCGGTCCAAAAACAAAGGCACCGAAAGCAGAGCATCCTCCACTTCCGGCGCCAGTCCGTACCGCCGGCAGGCCCGCCGCCGGATCGTCTCCCAGGTCGTTGCCATGGGGCATTACTCCAATCGCTTGGAAAGCGGCCCGAGCTTGGCCTGCCGGCGCTCCATCGCATCATCCAGCGGCGACGCCCCCACCTGGGCCGTGCGGGGCGCCTCGCGGGTCCCGCGGCGGATGGTCTCGAACAGCTCCAGGGCCTTATCTGCCGCCTGTCCCTGCCAGTACTCCACCGGGGCATCCTGGCGCCCGCGCGAGCGGTCCAGCTCCGCCATCCCCCAGCAGATAGCCGGGATAAGGCGGTCATGCTCCGAGGCGTCCAGGGGCGGTCGGTCGGTGTCTGCGGAGAGTTCCGACGGATACACCCACGCCCCGTAAATCAGGTTGTGGAGGTTCCACGTCACCGCCGCGTTGTCCAGGTGCGCCGCCGCCGTGGTCGCGCTGTGTCCGCGTTGCACGGTCACCAGCAGGGAGGCCACGGAGATCACCAGCATCTTCTCACTGTCGATCACCAGCACCATGCCCCGGTTGATGCCCGTCGCCGAGGCCACCGTCAGCACGGTTTCCGTCGCGTTCAGCGCTTCGGTGATGGTGGTCCCGGCTCCCGCCGTGCTCGTGCTGGGCGCCGGAGACAGTTCGATAATCCGGCTCTGGTCGTTCTCGGACCCCGCCCGCATCCAGTAGGCGGAAGGCGTGCCGTTAGCGAGCGCCTGCAGCGCGCCCCGTTCACTCACCAGGCTCGGATACAGCCGCAGCGGCAGGGGCGCGAAGGTACTGGCCGCCGTCTGCAAGATCACCGTCTTGGGGTCGATCTCGATCACCCGCGCGTTGCCGGCGTAAGCGGATTGCCCCACCACCAGCGGCGTGTAGAGGTCCGGCAGGTAGTAGCACATCGAGACGCCGGCAAACCAGCGGTGCTTCTCGTTGATGAGGTCATTGAGCACCGGGTTGGTAAAGAGCGAGTCTTCCCCGGTGCTCCGGTCCAGTCCATAGCGGCCCTTGGCCACCTGGCGCAGCGTTGAGAGATCCATCGCGCCTTACCCTCCGGCGAGCAGCGCCTTAATGAGTGCGGGCTTCGTGGCGTTCGCGGGAACCGTCAGGCCGCGATTGCTTGCCAGTTCGCGGAGGTCGGCCGGCTCCAGCGCTTCGAGGTCCGCTTCCGTCAGGGTCAGCGGCTCCAGCTTGCGGTTCGCCTCCGCCGCGCCGCGCTGCTTGGCGGCTGCGATCAGCTCCGCCAGCGTGTCGTACTGCTGCCCGTCTTCGTCACGGTAGACAGGGGCGGCCTGCACCGGCTGCAGGGATACCTGCCCCGTATACGGCTCCGCCTCCACCGTGCAGACCGGTAGGCCGTTATCGTTCACCGTGTAATGCGCCACGGCCCGATAAGCCGGACCCAGCGGCATAATCCGCTCCTCGCCGGCTGCCAGCTCGAACCAACTGGAGTCATACATCCAGCGCTTGGGCTGCCCGTCCGTCGCCCGCACGATGAAAAGCTGTTCGTCGCTCATCAGAACCTCCGTCGTTAGCTTCCGGCGGTCGCCGGCAAAAAGTGTTTCACCCCGCGCGGCGCCGCTTTCCCGCCGCCCTCCATCGCCATCCGGTAGGCGTCTTCGACCTCGGCCGCGTCCCAGCGGCCCCAGCCTTCCCGCTCGCCGGCCACGGCCCGGGCGTAGAACTTGGCGCCCTCTTCCAGGCGGCGATCCAGCGCCGCATCATTGGCCCGGTCCAGCGCTTCGTTGTGCCGCGCCGCCACGTCCACCGAGAGCTCCCCGCCGCGGGCCTGCACCAGCGACGCCACGATCAGTTCCCACGGCACCGCGCCCCGGAACGGCCGCCCTGTGTCGTCCTGGCAGTCGCAGAGGGGGACCCAGCCGCCCGCGTCGAGCGACGGGCCCCACACCTGGAACACGTCCCGCCGCAGGTCCCGGCCAATGATCAGGTTCGCGTCCACGGAGCGGACGCGAGTAGTGCCCCGCGCCGCTTCCGGGTGGCGCGTGTCCAACCAGGAGGGAAGCATCCGCCCCTGGTTTTTCGGACGCGTGAGGGTTCCCGTGCTCACTGCGGGAACTCAATGTAGGCCACGCAGATCTCCACGTCGCCGGCCGTAATGGCCGTGAAGTCCGCGCCGCCGGTAATGGTCACGGTCACGGTCTTCGCGGTCTCGTGATACCGCACGCCGGAAGGCACGCCCACATCCACGCCCGCCGGCAACGCGGCGAGCACAGAAGGCGTGCCCGTGGTGTAGCGGTCCACGTCGGAGCCGTCGCCCACCTGCACCGTGGCGGTCGTATCGCCGCCGAAGCCGGTAAACACCCGCACCTGCGTTCCCAGCACGTAGGCCCCCGCCGGCAGCGTCCCCGGGCATGCTATGGTTCCCGTGGTGCCCCCGCCGTCCGTCATCGCCGCCCGCGTGAAGCGGTACCGCAGATAGTTGAGGCGCGGCGTCTCCAGCGATCTCGCTTTCCTCGGCATCCCGAATCCCTCCCATGAAAAAGGCCGCCCCGTCTCCGGAGCGACCTCTCAGCCTTCGATTTACAGCGCCTTACGGCAGGATCGGCAGCGTCTCGCCCAGGAGGCCGAGGCTCATCCGGTTCAGGATCGTCGCGTTGGCCACGTCCGTGTCATGCAGCAGTCGCCCGCCGCAGATCACGTAGTCATCCACGTCAAACGTGAAGGAGGTAGCGCCCAACACTGCTCCGTTGACGGAGAACGTCACCACGCCGGTGAGCGCCACCTCGATGCGCAGCTTCTTCCGCTCGGTGTCCGCCCAGGTGATCCCGGTCGAAGTCGAGGTTGGAGAGCCGCCGGAGTTGAGGTCCGTGTAGCTCCGGATCAGGCCGGCGTTCGCGATCACGCCCAGGAACGCATAGTCCGTGTAGCTGGTGAACGTCGCGTTAAACGCCTCGTACTTCCGCACGTAGATCCCGAAGAAGTCGGTTCCCGAGATATCCGGCAGCGTAATATCCGACTCATAGTAGAACGCGTGGGTGCCGATCTTGAAGGCGTAGGGGCTGTACTGGTCGCCGCTGTCGCCCCAGACCCACTGCAGCGCCTCGTTATTCACCAGGTCGCAGGAGATATCCAGCCCAGTCGCCGCGCCCACCGGCATCAGCGTCTGCGCCGTCTCCTGGTACAGCGACATCACCGCCCCGCTGCCGAAGAGGAGCGTGTCGGTCTCCCCGACGTTCGCGGCCGCGGCGCCGCCCAGGCGCTTCTGTGTCAGCACCGGCCCGCCGAGGCCGTGGTACCACATGCTTTTGGGCGCGCGGATCTGCGGACCCAGCGTCATCTTTTCCGGCCCGCGGCCATCGAGCGGATACTTCCCCGCCGCCGCGTCGTAGGCCACCATCTGCTTATCCATCGAGGTACTCCTGCCCCCGAGAAGGGCTGCCTCCGTCTCCGGAAACCGCCCCTCTCGGCGACACGTGGTCGGCCGCTTACGCGGTGTGGGAGATGTCCTGCAGGCTGGTGTGGTTGTTGCAGGCGCGGGCGCCGAGGTTGCGCCAGGTGCGGAGCCACGCCTCTACCTCGTCCTTGCGGTCCGTGTAGCGCCACATCTTGCCGTCGTTGTCGGCAAACTCCACGTCCTGCTGCACGGCCAGGAAGAGGTCTTCCTCGCACACGAAGTCCACCCGGTTCGGGATGCAGAAGCGGTCCCAGAACCACGGAATGGTCCCGTCCGGCGTGGTCCAGGAGACCCCCTTGTACCCGCCGTCCAGCTCCTTGAGCTTCATGTCGTACGTGCGGTCGGCGCGGAGGTACGCCGCCGCCCGGCGCTGGATCTCCAGCGGGCTGTAGCAGGCGCTCGGAGCCTTGCCGCCGCCGTTCAGGCTGCTCTCCATGGCCGCCTGGTCCATCAGGTCGGGCGACCACGCGCGCAGCGTGCCGCTGTTCCCCAGGATGTTCGCCTGCAAGCTCGGATAGGTCGAGCGGGAAAGCCCCTGGAAGGTCGCGCGGTACGTGGTGGAGTCGATGACGCCGCGGAGGCCCATCATCACCTTGTCCCGCGGGTCCGTGCCCGCCGTCACAGAGCGGAACACGTAATCCCCCGCCACGAAGCCCGCACTGGTCGGGACCGTCGCGGTCGCGCTCGTCGGAATGGCGCTGATCGTCTTGTGATCCGCCGCCACCGTGCCGGTCGTCTTGCTGGCCCAGCTCTGGACGGCCATCCCCTTGCGGAGGTTGCGCGCCCCATTCTGCCCTACGGTGGGCTGGTCCTTCAGGGTCAGCGTGGAGCCGCTGTAGCCGCTCACCTCGGCAATCGCCCCGTAGCCGTCGCCGAAGAGGCCGCTAATCGCGAGATCCTCTTCGAGCTGGCTGCGGATGCCGTTCAGCTCCGTCTTCACCGCGTCCGCGAACCCGCCCACGTCGGTGGATGCCGCATCCATCACCTGCGCGGAGAGCCGGGCCACGTAGTAGTGATACTTCATGGCCAGGGTCATGTTGACCGTGGAGGTGTTGCCGGCGGTCGGCAGGGTTTCCCCTTCACTGATGGCGCCGCCACCCTGCGGCAGCGCGTCCTGCGCGGCGAAGATGAACTGCCGCCCGCGGAAGCGCTCCTTCTTGGTGACCTTCTCCAACCGCTTGAACAGCGGTCGCTTTTCGTTCACCCACTTCGGCAGCCCCGGGAGATACACGTTCTTCGTGAGGCTGTCCAGCGTCGTCAATGTGCTCGACATACTATCCCTTGTCCCTCTCCCGGGCCAATCCCGGAACTCACCCGCCGTTAAGCGAGCGAAGCTGATACATGGCTCTCCAGCAGCTCTTGCTGCTTGGTAGCCGAAAGGTGGTGGAAATCCACCGTCTTGACCGGCGGAGGCGCGTTCCCGCCGCCCAGCACCGGCACCACCGCGTCCGCCTGCTTGTTGGTGGCGTACTTCGCGACCTCGGCCTGCGTGATGCCCTGGATGGCGCCGCGCAGCTCCGTCGCGAGCTGGCTCAGCTGCTGCGCGTTCGGCTCCACCCCGTAGCGCCCTTCATAGGTGTTGAGCAGCGCATCCCGGAGCACGGGATTCCCGAACTCCGGGAACTCGGTCGCCAGGTGCGTGAGGTCCGTGGTCCAGCGGGCCGTCAGTTGTGCCTGTTCCGCCTCCTGCCGCGCCTGCTGGTACTGCTCCTGCTGCGCGGCCATGAACTGTTCCTGGCGGAAGGCACTCAGCAGCGCCCGGGTTTCAGCCGGCGAACATTCGTCCAGGTCCAGCCCTTCGGTAGCGACCCACTCCGCGAAGGCATCCGCTTCCGTCGCCGGCTGCTGGCCGGACTGCACGGCCCCGATCTGCGCGGCAAACTGCTCGGGCGTGATGCCCAGCGCCGCCAACTGCTGCACCGACGGCGCCCAGCCCTGGATCGTCTCCAGCTCCGCTAACCGGGCCTGGAGTGCGGCCACGTCCACCTCTGCGGGCGCATCGACCGCGGCGGCCGGCTCAACGTCCGCGGCGCCCGTCTCCGCCTCCGCTGCCGCGGGAGTGTCGGTCGTTGCCTCCAGCGGCGCGTTCTGCTCAATCCAGGTGCCCCAATCCGACACCTCGGCCGGCGCTGCTTCCGCGGCTTCGCCGGTCGTCTCCACGTCCAACGTCTCGTCCGGTTCCATCGTGCTGTCCCTCAGTGCAACCGGGGCACCCTTACGAGTGCCCCGGTCTATTCCAATGACTGTTCCCGGCTTATCGCGCGGGTGCTCCCGGCCGCATCAAGTGCTTGGCCAGCTCCACCTGCGCCTTTTGGTCGGCGAGGCCGCGCTCATGCTCGCGTTGGGCCTCGGCGTCCTGCGCTTCGGACTCCTGCGCTGCCTGTTGCGCCTGCTGTTGCGCCGCCTGCCCCTCTTGGGCCTGCCCGGCTGCCGCCGCCGCCTGCTGCGCCTGTTGCTCCTGGGCCTGTAGGGCTTGCTGCTGCTGGATCTGCGGGAGCTCTCGCTCCACGATCTCCGCCAGCCAGCCCAAACCGACTTCCTGGAGCATCTGCAACAGGATCGGACCCATCGGGCCGGCTACCATGTCCATCAGGCCCATTCCGAGCCATTCGGAAAGCTGCTGCTGCCGGATGGCGTCGTTGTCTTCCACGCCTTCCGCCAGCTCGACAATCACCTCTAACGGCCCGATCTCGTCTCCGCTGATCGTCGCCGTCGTTTGCTTGCTTGACTTGCCGGGAACCGCCACCATCCGCGGCTCACGCCAGCGCTCGGCCAGCACGGTAAGCACGTGCTTGGCGAAGTCTTCCAGGCCCACCTTCCCCAGGAGGGCCGGCGAGTTCATCCGGGTATTGTCCGCCTGCTGGAGTAGCTGGATGGCCGAGGCCGCGGACACTCCCGTGGGGACCCCGCCCTCAGACACTTCCTGCTGCCCCGCCAGGTGCCGCATCTCCTCGCGCTGCTGGTCGGAGTACTGCACGATCCACTGCGGAATCGACGGAGGCGCCACGGCTTGCGGAGGGGTCGAGTTCGCCGCATACTCGATTACTTCATCCGGCGCGCTGGTGATCGACTTCGCGTCCACCTTCGACGCCTTGTCCACCAGCCACTTCGGCCCGCGGTGCAAGCGGATCATTTCCGCCATGTTGCCCAGGCCCCGGTTCAGCTCGCGCTGCGGGGAGATACACCCTTCAATCAGGCCCATCGGCCAGAGGCGTTTAGGGAGGTGCCGATAGCCGAGCATCTTCACCGGCAGCGGGTTCTTCAGCCCGAGGAACGGCAGCGGTAGGGCGTCCCGTTGGAATAGCACCCGGTCACCGGCCACGATCACCATGCGCCCCTGCGGGTACTCCCGGCACGGCTTCTCGTACATCGTCTTGGCCGTGGCTTGCCCCTCGCCGTCCGGAGCAGATCCCGTCCCGCCGGAGGACTCTGTTCCCGGCACGAGGCTGTTAAAGACGTTCTCCGTATCGCCCGTCTCGGCTTCGACGCCGGCTCCCGCTTCCCCGAAGACGGACCGGAACCAGGACAACGGCCGCTTGCGGGCCACGATACACCAGGAAATATCCCGCCAGTTCTCACACGGCTCCGGGAACACGTCAAACGGGGTGAGCACCTCCGCGCACAACTGCCCCACGGGCGCATACTGCCCAGTCACCTTACCGGTCGCCAGATCCGGGACCGGAATCTTGGCCATCCGGCTCGGGTCCCAATAGAGATGCAGGAAGCCACAGCCGAGGAGTATCCGCGTCACGTTCGCCTCGTGCTCCAGCAGCTCCATATCTTCGCCGTGCCACCAGCCATGCAGCGCTTGCGTGCCCTTCTGCGCGCGGGCCTGGTCCTCCGGATCGTCGGAGTCGTCCGGCCGCGCCCGCGGGAGCTGCCGCGCTCGAGAAAGCTTCGACGCCGCCACGTCCACGAGGCCCGGGATCTGGTTGTACACCGGCAGCACGCGCCAGCTCGGAATGCGCGTGGGCTTTACCAGCCGCTTCTGCCGGTCATCCCAGGAGCGCCACTGCTCGCCGGCCATGAACGCCAGGCACGTGGCCCAGGTCTCCAGTAACAGGACTTTGGACTCTCGGGAGTAGCGGTAGCGCTTCTGCACGAGATCCAGGAGCGGATTACTCTCCGAGTTCAGGTAGCCGTTCAGCTCCGCTTCCGCCGTGGCGCGCTCGCGCGGGCTGATCGAGTTGCCGGCGCCCCCCGTTGTCCCCGGCATCGTCATGGCCCATACTCCCGCTCGTGCTCAATTTCGAACTCGGCCGCATCGCCGTACTTTCGCAGCGGCGCCGCGGGTGGGGGATTGACCTCCACGCCGGCCCGCTGCAGGATCGCCTGCCGCTCCCGGGCGTACTCGGCTTCCCGCTCCCGCGTCGCGGCCCGTTCGCCGGCTGCAAACGCGAGCACGGCGTCTCGCGAGGAGCGAGACGCCGTGCGCTCCACCTGGTGCGCCCGTTCCCGCCACAGCCAGGCCCCGAGGATTGCCAACGCCAGGAATTCCGCCATCAAACAATCTCCCGAGCCGTCCCGCTCGCTGCTTCCCGCTCCTGCTTCCAGTGCTCGGCCACCGCGGAATACGCCTGATCGGTTGGCGCCGGCAGCGGGTCCGGTAGCTCATTTACCAAGTAGCGGAGGCAATCCATTAAATGGTCGTTGCGCGTGATCGGCGCGTCGGGGATGGCCGTCTCCATCGCGGCCGGGCCTTCTCGCTCTCGCTTCCGGGTCCAGCGCTCGCACTCCCACTGCCACCACTTGAGGCCCCGGCAAATGAACAGCTTGCGGCACTGGAGATACCGCTTCACGCGGTACGCCATCGGGTCGCCTTTGAGGCACCGGCGAGGCTGAAACCACGTGGCGCCCAGCAGTTCCGCCGCCGCGTGGTATTCGTCCATATCGGATGGCAGCTCTTTCTCGCTGCCCCCCTGGCGCGTCTTCGAGAAGCCGGCCGAGTCCGCAATCACGTCGTATTCCGGTTTGCCGAACGCCTGCCAGAGCGCGTGCAGGACGCCCATCCGCTGCGGGATGGCTTCTTCCTGGGCGTAGTGCTCGGCGTAGAGGGTGATAATCCCCTTGGTATCCACCGCCGCGAAGAGGTGAGCGCCCACCTTCCAGCCCGGATCGATGATGAGGTAGTGCCGCAGCGCCCGATCCGGGATGTAGTCATCGACCAGATGCACCTGCGGGTTGAATTCCGAGAGCACGCGCCCACCCAACCGGGCAAAGGCGCCCACGGAGCGCACCAGCCGCTCATCGTCGGTCAGCGCCCCAAAGAGTTCATCCAGCACGCTCTTGCGGAGGTGAGGATTGGAGTAGCTGAACAACTGGTGCGTGTCGTACGGGCAATCCGGAACGCTCCTGCCTTCCCACAGCTCTTCAATCCACCCCTTACCCTGGAGCGAGAGCACCGGCGTGGCCGTGATCATCCAGGAGCCGTCATAGTCGGCCAGGCGCATCTGGCAGGAGGTCCAGATCCGCTTATCGTCCGGCTCTTCGTCCATCCAGACGAAGTGGACGGCGTCCGATTCGAACTTCAAGAGCCCCTGATCGTACGACTTGAAGACGACGACCGAGCCATTCGCGAGGGTGAGGACCCGGGCGCCGGGCGCGTACGCCTTCTCCCACTCGCCGCCCCGCAGCGCGTCTTTCGGCACCCACTTCCGCAGCTCTTCCAACTGCTTGTGCGGCAGATCGCTGGAGCCGGGGAGGTCCTGGCTGCACGCCCATACCTTGATTGGCGGGCGCGGGAGCCGGTAATCCTTCGGCTTGTAGGGATGCTCGCCCAGTAAGCGGTAAACCGTCTCCGCGGCGCCCACCACGGTCTTACCGCCGCGGTTGCCGCCCAGCACCAGGTTCCCGCGCTTCGTGCCGGACAGGACCGGGATCTGCTGCTCCTGCGCCCGGAAATACTTGATGCCGCCCTCGGCCCTACGCCGCGCCAGCTCCTCCAGGAGCCGGATCTCCTCCAGCCGTGCCTGTCTTTCCGCGAAGCTGTCGGGCGCGCTCTTCAAGCTCATCGTCGGTCATTCCCTCGTAGGGCGAAACGACCTTCAGCCGGCCCTCGGTCTTATCCGTGAACAGGCCGTGGTAGCGGCCCAACTGGACGAGCGCCGCCTGCGTGTCCACCGTCTTGACCTTCTGCCCTTCCGCGGTTTCGGACACCTCGGCGAGCAAGTGGAGCAGGCCGGCCTCTTCGGCTGCCCGGAGATCCAGCGTCCACTTCCCGGTCTCTGGGTCGATGGTGAAGTAATCACTAACGTTGGCCCGCGCGTGGTCTGCCAGCCGGGCTATCACCTCGTCCGCGCTCATCGCGCTGGCCTTTAGGCGGTCCTGGATGTACGCCCACACGTCCGGATCGTTGCACAGCCGGTAACCCTCGTTAGCAGGTCCCGCGTACCCCGCCATGCGCGCCGCCTTCGTCTTGCAGCCGTTGGCCTTCCCCAGGTAGAAATCCACGAACATACGGCGCTTCAGCGGCAGCCGCTCGTACAAACTCTTGTCCGGTGCCGGCTTGATCGTCCGAACGCGCTTCGGCTTGGGGAGTTCCATCGGGTTATTCGTCCGGAGTCACCAGTGGGGTGGCCGCGGCCGGCTCGTTGCCCCGCTTCCGCAGCGTGCCGAAAAGATCGTAGATGTCCCCGTCCAGGCGGATGCCGCGCGCACTAACCGGAACCGCGTCTCCGCTCGCTTTCGCGGCGAGGATGGCCTGCCACACGCTGGCCAACGGCGCCAGCTTCTTGGAGCGACCCAGCAGGTAAAGGATCAACACATCAGTCATTTCGTTCTCACTTCCAGTGCGCTATGCACCACATCACTAGCTCGCGAATCCAGGGCACGCTGCCAAGGGCGGCCGTGGTCACCGCAATCACCGCCGTTTTGGGGGCGTGGAGCGTGGCCCGCAGCGTCCGCCGGGTCATCGCGTAGGTGATGATCTGCCCGGTCGGCGGGGGCACCAACGAAACGCCGAGGGTGATGCGGCACCAGCTCCGCAGCGGCGGCACCAGCGTCTCTAGCGGTTCGCCTTCCTCGTCCTCCAGCGGCGGCGCGTCTCGCTTCAAGCGCCGGCTAGCGAAGTGGTGAATAGCATCGAGCATGGCAGGTTCTCGCCGCTACCAGGCGGGCCGAAAAGCACGCGCGGCCCGCTTCCGGAGCGAAGTGGAAGCGGGCCGCGGTTGGATGGACACAGGCACGGGACACAGAAACGCGAAATGCGCCCCGTAGCCGAAGCAACGAGACGCATTTCAAGTTCTAG